CTATCAAGCCGTCTTCGACATCGATTTCACTAAACTGGTAAACCAGTTCATCGCACTTGAAAGCGTCTTTTACGATTTGGCGTAATTTAGTCATCAGTAAATCTCCCATTTGTTGTCCTGATATCCTTAATATATAGCATTTTGATATCATTGCAACAAAAAAATACCTTTTTTTTAAAAAAAATATCAAAGGTATTGCCAGACGATATCTGGTTGATATATAGAATGGTTAAAGGAGTCACCGTTATGTCAGACCATTTAAAGAATTTATTCATCCGCATCAGGCCAGAAACCTATGATCTGATCGCGGAATATTCACGCAAGAACCGCAGTTCTATGGCGGCGTTTGTTGACCAAACGATGCTCAACGAACTGAAGCGCATCCGCGATGAGGAAGAACGGATAGAAATTGCAACGCGCAACGCTGGGGCAATCAGCTAATGCGTCCGGGTGGTGGTCGTGATAAGGGACACGCTTGGGAACGTGAATGCTGTAAGTTGCTTGAAGAAGCACTTGGCATCAAGTTCCAGCGCATCCTATCGCAAACGCGCGAAGGTGGCCTTGCTGACATCGAACCAGTTCAAGTTACTAACTTCCCATTCGTGATAGAGTGCAAGCGTTACGGCCTTGGCTATCAGGCAAAGCCGGAATGGTGGGATCAAGTATGCGTTGCGGCGCGTAAGGCCGGCGGTAACAAGTTCCCCTGCCTGATCTATCGTTATGATAGGCAACAGCCGCGCGTGCGCGTTCCGCTTGAGGCGGTTGCCAGCATTAAAGACTTCAATGTTCGTTCTGGCGGCGGAATGCCTCACGACTGGCGTTATGCTTGCGAAATGGATATGGAAACGTTTTTCTATGTGTGCAGGGAGTTGCTATGACTTGGTATGAAACACCAGACGCTATTGCGCGTGAAAAGCAACTTATGGCGGCTATTGCTGAACGATACAAATGCGAATGCGTTGATCTGCCCAACAAGTACATTATGGATGCGTTATTGGTGCGCGGCGATAAGGCCATTGGTTTTATCGAAATAAAGACGCGCAGTTTCGCATCAACGGAATACCCATCGATGATGGTGAACTTGCACAAAGTCATTGCCGCGTCTAACTTAACAGGCGCAACTGGGCTAAAGTGTAAATTACTAGTCGAATGGACGGATCGTATCGGCATCATTAATTTCGATGCTGAACACGATATCGGGATAAGCAGACGCACTGATCGGGATGATCCGGTCGATCTGTTTGCTTATTACCCGATTAGCGGCTTCACGTTTGATGAAGTCAAATGCAACTAATGTTATTGTTATAGGAGTTTTCGTTATGGCATTAGGTTTTAATTTAGATGAGTCAACTTCAACTGGGGATATCCTGCCTATCGTTAAATACGATGCAAAAGCTGGTGATCTAATTAAGCAAGATCGCGTTCAAGACGCATCCGGTCAATGGATGAAAGATGAAAGCGAAATTGCTCTGCCGGTCAAATTCGTAATGGATATGGATAATTTGGAAGTTGGGTGGTTATCATTTGAGTCTGGCAGACCGGATTTTCAGATGGTTAAGGTAGGCGAGGCTATTCCAGCCAAACCGGAAGGCGACTTTAAGCGTGCGTTTCGCGTTCGCATCTGTTCCAAGCAGTTAGGTTTGCGTGAATTCTCACATTCTGCTAAAACTGTAATGAGGGCTTTAGACGAACTGCATAATGCTTTCGAGGCAACCAAAGCACAACATCCCGGTCAAGTTCCGGTTGTTGAAATCACTGGCACGGTTGCAGTGAAGGTAAGCACGCCACAAGGCGATTTGCGTTTTAAAGCACCGGAATGGAACATATCAGGCTGGGTGGATGCTCCTGATATGTTGACAGGTTCTGCGCCTGAACCTGTCGCTCCTGCGCCGACCCCAGCGGCTCAGTCGGATGACGACTTGTTTTAGGTCGTAGAAGATGGCGGTCTAGTTTCTCCCAGCTAGACCGCCATCGCTCTTGGCGACTGGGAGAACTGGGAGAATACCAATGACAACAAATTATGCGGCATACATCGAACCTGTTGCCACGCATTATCTGGGAAACCCGACAAAGCGAAGCGGTGATAAGGTTTATTACGGCAATAAATTCAGCAAGGTTATCGACAAAAAGGCTGGCACTTTCTTTGACCACGAACTAGGTGAAGGTGGTGGCGTTATGGATATGATCAGGATGCACGAAGGCGCATCACTGCAATCAATCGCTGATATTGCCGAAAAGAAGTTCAACATATCGAAGCGCGTACAGCCGGCGTTAGAGCGTACGCTAAAGCGTACGACCGAACATTCCTATTATGACGCTGATGGCGTTGAAGCGTATCAGGTTATTCGCATCGATGAAGGCGGTAAGAAAACATATCGACAACGCAGACCAGACGGCAATGGCGGTTGGATATGGTCGGTCAAAGACATTGATCCGCTTCCGTATAATCTGCCCGATATCCTGACCAACCCTGACAAGACCATCTATATAGTCGAGGGCGAGAAAGCCGCAGATGCGTTAAAGCGTTATAGCGTTATAACGTCAACGAACCACGGCGGTGCTGGGAATTGGAAACCAGAGTTAAACGCGTATTTCGCTGGGCGTAATGTGGTGGTTATTCCCGACAATGATGAGGCCGGCGATAAGCACGCGATAAAGGTCATTAACGAATTACTGCCGGTCGCAAAGGCGGTTAAGCGCGTTGATCTACCTAATCTGCCAGATAAAGGCGATGCGGTTGATTGGCTAGATGCCGGCAACACTATCGAGCAACTGCGTGAGTTAGTTAAGAACGCACTGAAGATCGAATCGAAGGTGGATGAACCGCCGGCGAAGATACTGCCTATCTTGGGATTAAGCGAACTCCGTAATATGCCACCGGTTAAATGGCTGGTCGATGGCGTGATAACTAAACACGGTTTCAGCGCGTTATACGGCGCACCGGGCGTAGGTAAATCGTTCATCGCCTTAGACATAGCGTTATCGGTCGCTTATGGGCGTGCGTGGCACGACAGGACGGTTGACGGCGGCAAGGTGCTGTATATAGCCGGCGAAGGCGTTGGCGGCCTTGGGAAGCGCGTCAAAGCGTGGGAAACCCATTATGGTCTTAACGATAACGTTCCGCTTCAAGTTGTGCCGAAGGCGGTGCAGTTTCGTGATGAAGCGGATATACAGGAACTGATCGATACCATTGATCATTTCGGCGGTGGCTATCGGCTTATTGTTATCGACACTGTCGCTAGATCGATGGTCGGTATGGAAGAAAATAGCAGTTCAGAAAGTGGAATATTCGTTGCGGCGTGCGATAGGATACGCACACACGCTGATTGCGCGTTGCTGGCGATACACCATAGCGGTAAGGATGCAAGTCGCGGTATGCGCGGCTCTAATGCGCTTCTGGGCGCGGTTGATACTTCATTGCAAGTCAAGGCGGCTGGTAAAGAAAATGTGTTGATGCACGTTGAAAAGCAGAAAGACGCTGAACCAGTACCAGATATGCAGTTCGCGTTTGAAAAGGTTGCGTTGATTTCTGACGATAGCGCGGTGATTAAACTGACTGAAAAGAAGGTAAAGAACGATAATGATATTAAAGTTACTGTTCTTGATGAAGAACACGTAGAATTGTACAACCTGTTAAAAGACTTGATCAGCAAAAGCGAAAAAAACTATGTCGATGAAAAAGTTTTTCACGAAGCACACAATTTATTATGGGCTAAAAATGGAAAGAATGCGGATGCACCTAGCAGAGGGGCGGCTTACACGAGAAGAACAAGAGCGAGAGAACACCTTACAGGACATTACATAAAATTTGAAAACAAAAGGTATAGTATTATCAGGGGCTTAGATGGCAACCTTACCGAAGATGATCTATTTTAGGTAAGGTTTGGTAAGGTTTGGTAAGGTTCGTAACAACCTTACTTACCTTACCGCCACCCTATAGGGGGCGGAAGTAAGGTAAGGTTAAGTTATGGTGAAACGAGCAAGACAACCAATGAGAGGATGGTGGGGTATGGTTCAACGTATCGCAAGAAATGATGATGTTAATTTTAAACGGATACAGGGTGCATTGATGGATCACGATGCAACGGTTAGTTCGTATGAGGTTCGCTGGGGCGTGGATCGATTACAAGAACTTGTATCGTTCGAATTACGCGATAAGTTCTATCAGCAACGTGACAGGCTTAACAAGGCTATCGATAGTAACGATGGTATGGAAGTCGTGCGTCAGGTGGAAGTGACTGGACGCGCTTACGCAAAACTAGAACAGGAAGCAATCGCGCGAGGGCATAGTGAAGTGACCGGTGATTACTTTGAAGCACCGATGGCTAATGGTAAGGTGCTGGCGGTATGCAAAACAAAAGGCGATTGCACAAAGGTTGCGCGTGATAACCGTCAGATGTTAGTATATTCTGTCAGTGAGATAGCGCACCTGTTATCCATACAGAACAAGCCGGTTGTCGAGGCGGTTAATGAAGTTAAGTCAATCTTCGCCGGTGCTGAAGTCGTTAGCATAAAACCTATCGATGATGCGTTAGATGATGAAATTCCATTTTAGGGAGTTGTTATGAACAAAGAAGATATATTGAAAGACGCGCTGAAGATCATTAAAGAGCGTGGTGGTGAGTACGGTGATGCCTATGATCTGCACGCGAAGATCGCGGTTATCTGGATGGGGCTGTTGGATATTGAGATAGCACCGCATCAAGTACCGTTGGCGATGATCGGAATAAAGATGGCGCGATTGCTTGACAATCCGGCGCATCGGGATAGTTGGGTAGATATAGCCGGCTATGCGGCTGTCGGTGCTGAATGCGTTGATGTTGACAACGTGGTTAATTACGATGATTATGCTAAAG